GATTTAGAGTTTCAATATCAACAATCATTGTCCGATAAAGAGAGAATGATATTCACACCATAAGGAGAAAATATGAAAGCAATATTAATAGATGTAATAAATAAAGAAGTAAAAGAGGTAGAGCATGACGATACTTTAAAAAGTATATACAAACATGTAGACTGCGGAACTTTTGATGTAGTTAGAATAGATAATACAAATTCTATATACATAGATGATGAAGGATTGTTTGTTGAAGACCAACAATTTTTTAATTATGTAATAGATTTAAGAGTAGCTAGTTTAGCAGGTAATGGTTTAATTCTGGGAGTAGATGACGAAGGAGAGACTATTGAACCTACTTTAACTTTAGAAGAAGTTAAAAGCTCGGTGTTCTGGGCATGAGGACAACAACAGGACAAGTTATACATGAGAGTGTAAAGAAAAAGACTTCGATTGGTAGAGGTAACGTAGGTTTCTCGACCATGAATAAAAGAAAGAAACAAACCTACAAAAAATATAGAGGGCAAGGAAAATGATTGACGTATCAAACGCAACACTAGATATAATAGATGCTATTAAAACTAAACAAAAAATTCAATTTAAATATGGAACAGATGAGTATAGAGAACTCATACCTAAAGAATTCTTCGGAGACTTTGATGGCTTCGGTGGATTTACCGCACCTGAAGGAGAAGGTGGAGAGTACAGACAGTTTCTTTTTAGCAGAGTAACAGATTGGGTAGGCATACCTATGTACTATAAAGTCTTTGTAGAATTTAACATGGTTGGGTATCCAACTGATAAAGAAGTAACAGAGAAACTACATGAACTATTGGATAGTGCCGAGCCTATTATGTATACACTTAAACCACAGTCAGGAGATAAACAATGAGTAATATAATAACATTAGAAAGAACAAAAGATATTGCTAGACTTTTAGAAGCTCAGTACACAACAACGCTTGAATGGGATTTAGAGGACTTAAACATTGATGCCAATGAAATAAAGGATTACTATATTAAATATGGTAGACTTCATATAACATACAAAGATGGTAGTACAGTTATGCATGAGAGTAATGACTACGGAGGGAGTACAGATTATAAATGGGCAGACAAAGAAACATTTTATAATGAAGACTTTGATGAAGTGGAGTTAGGTATATGACACAGTATGATGTGTTCCCTGAATACAAAAAAAGAATAGATGGAGACACAATACTTTCTGTGTATGTAGATAAAGGAGAGTTGACAACACGCTTTGCAGATGGTACAATGGAAATAGAAACCAAACAACCGAGTGGTAAATGGAAAGTAACGAGGAAAAGAAAATGAAAAGAAAAGATTATGTGTTCATCGGATTATATGTATTGCTGTTAGGTGGTTGGATATCCACAGTTATAGAAAGAGTTCAACAAGAAAAAGAACAATTCACAAAAATTAATAATTTAAATAATGATTTAATTAAAATATCTAGTTATATAATTAAGAATGAAAAGCTTATTATTTATTTAGATGGAGAAGTTTACGACAATTCGCTGATGTTAGAAGACGTTAGTGAAAGATTACAAGAACAACAAAAACTAAACAGTAAGTTTTATGAAATGTATTTTAGTACTCAACCTCAAAGAGTTCAGAAAGAAAAAGAATTAGTTGAAGAGATAAAGGAAAAAGGTAATCAGGATAAGAGTGCAACACCTATACCCCTCCCTTTAATTATAGAGCAAGAAGCAGTAGAGATTCCTATCGAAGTGCCTGTCGTTAAGAGACCACCTATTGCTTCTTGCCCGACCTTACATACTAATTTATTACCTTATATAAAAAGAATTACATTACGAAAAGACTATAAATTTGTAGCAAACTATGATGTTGCTGACGATAAGATAATTAATTTATCTTTCACAGAAAAACTACCGAGTAAATTACAAACAGCAATAGCTAAGTATCTTAACTCATTTAAAATGAAAGGAGATATACAGGGTTGTTACTTACCAATCAAAATATTAGGAGAATAAAATGAATGTTAAAGAAGTCTTTACATTAAACAAAAAACAATTTGAAGAATGGTGTAGGTTTTGTCTGGACAATACTAAAGAAATGTACGAGAATAAAGATTCGTATATGAATGTGTGGGACAGAGAGAAACAAAAGTATTTAATCTACATAGAACAAAGCGAACACACAGAAAGTAAAAAGTTTTTAGAGAAAGTGCTTGACACAATCTAAGAAAGGGAGTATAATACTCATCATTAATAACCAAGCCAAACAGGAGTAAATAATAATGGCATTAATAGAAGGAAAAGCTTATTGGGCAAGTGTAACAACACCCAACACTACATTTGAACCAATCTATTCTGTAGATTTAGTAGTAGATGACGAGCTTGCTTCAAAATTTGAAGCGGAAGGTCATAGGGTAAAGGACTTAAGTGTTAAAGACCCAAGTGGTATGCCTGTCTCTGTAGGGAGAGCAATCACTATAAAAAGAAAAGTTAATGGACCGAATGGAATGATTCGTAAAGCACCAAAGCTTTATAATTCTAATAAGGAAATCATTGACGACATGGTAGGGAATGGCTCAACTGTTAGAGTACAGTACAATGAGTATCCTTGGACTTATCAAGGTAAAGCAGGTAAAGGTTTAGACTTTAAAGCTATGCAAGTTTTAGACTTGGTACAAGTAACGTCAGCAGATGGCTCAGAGATAGACCCATTTGGAGATGGAGAGGAATTCTAATGACAGAAGAAATGTTAGAACACTCAGACAAACCTTACGTAACAATAGATGATGTACAAGTTTTTATAGATGACTTACCTGAAGAAGGTAAGCAAATCTTTGGAAGACTTCAAAGGCTTAATCAAAAGAAAGCGAACGCTCAACTTGATGTTGAAGAATACCAAGCAGGTATAAGTTTCTTTTCTAATAGGCTTATAACATTATACAATGAAGACGGAGAGTTACCTACCGAAACACAATCTACTGAAGAACCAGACACAGCAGAAAGTTAGATTGTTTTAAAACTTTGGCTAGGCATTACTGTGATAATGTCTAGCCTTTTTTATGGATAATAAAATATGAATACAGAAAATAAATTTGTTAAAAATCATTTACCTTGTACTACTTGCGGTAGTAGAGACGCTCTTTGCGTCAATGCTGATACCTCTACTAAATGTTTTAGTTGTGGAGAGTTTGTCAAGGCAGGTGGTAACAACTCAACCCCCACAATAAAAACTACACCAACAACTACCCCCCTTACACATTTATCTCAAGGAGGTATGTTTGCTACTCTTACAGATAGGAGTATCTCTCAAGCCACAGCAGAAAAGTATGGTGTTAAAGTTATGTTTGATGCTAACGCAGAATTATCTCAGCATTTATACCCTTACTACAACAACAACGAATTAACAGCACACAAAATAAGATACGTAAAAGATAAACGCTTTTCAACAGAAGGTAACTTTAAGGGTACGGGTTTGTTTGGTCAACACCTATTCAAAGAAGGAGGTAAGTACCTTACTATTGTAGAAGGAGAGTGTGATGCTATGTCTGCTTATGAATTACTTGGTAGTAAATGGGCAGTAGTATCTATCAAACGAGGTGCTAAATCAGCAGTCAAAGACATTAAAGAAAGTTTAGAATATGTAGAAAGTTTTGACAATGTAGTTCTTTGTTTTGACAAAGACAAACAGGGTCAAGAGTCAGCAGAAGAAGTAGCCAAGATATTAAAGCCTAACAAATGTAAATTAGTTACACTACCAGAAGGTTTTAAAGACCCTAACGATATGCTTCGTAAGAAAAAATACGAAGAGTTTACTCGGTCTTGGTGGGACGCTCAAGTTTTTACCCCAAGTGGTATTGTTAGAGTGTCAGAAAAGAAAGAACAGTTTTTAGTACGAGATAAAAAGTCAAGTGTTCCTTACCCTTGGGAAGGTCTTAACAAAAAGCTTATGGGTTTACGACAAGGAGAACTTGTAACACTAACAGGTGGTACAGGTCTTGGTAAGTCATCAGTTACTAGAGAGTTAGAGCATTGGCTAATCAATAAAACAAATGACAACGTAGGTATCATAGCCTTAGAAGAAGATTGGAGACGCACAGTAGACGGAATACTATCTATCGAAGCTAACGCTAGACTATACATTGATGAGGTAAGAGAAGGCTATACTAATACAGAGTTAAAAACTATGTATGATGAAGTGTTTAGTACTGACCGAGTATTTTTACATGCTCACTTTGGTACTAACGATATAGAAGATATCTTTTCAAAGTTACGTTATCTTATTGTAGGTTGTGATTGTAAGTGGGTTGTAGTAGACCACCTTCACATGCTTGTTAGTTCTATGACAGAAGGAGATGAGCGTAGAGCAATAGATAATATCATGACTAGGCTTCGTAGTTTAGTAGAAGAAACAGGTGCAGGTATAATACTTGTCTCACATCTTCGTAGAGTACAAGGAGACAAAGGACATGAGCAAGGGATTAGTGTTAGTCTTTCTCACCTAAGAGGTTCTAATGCCATAGCACAGTTATCTGATTGTGTGATAGCTTTAGAGCGTGACCAACAATCAGAGGATGAATTAGAAGCACGTACTACTAAACTTAGAGTATTAAAGTCTCGATACACAGGGAACACAGGAGAAGCAACAGCTTTAATTTATGATACAGATAGTGGTAGGCTTACAGAATATTCAGATTATGAATTACTAAATAATAAAAAAGAAGAAGATACCATACCATTTTAAAAAGGAGACCAGATGAAATTAGTTTTTGATATAGAAACAGACGGGTTAGATGCTACCCTTATCCATTGCATTGTTGCAGTAGACGAAGAAAATAATACGCATACATTTAACCCCACTCAAATAAAAGAAGGTGTAGTTTTTTTACAACAAGCAACTAAACTTATAGGTCATAATATAATTGGCTTTGATATTCCTGTGATAAAAAAATTAACAGGAGTAGATTTGTATAATAAAAATAAAGTTATAGATACTTTAGTTTTGTCTCGTTTGTTTAAGCCTAGCCGAGAGGGTGGACACAGCTTAGAAAAGTGGGGGTATAGGTTAGGCTTTGGTAAAGGAAGCTATGAAGATTGGACTACATTCTCTCAAGAAATGTTAGACTATTGTATAACAGATGTTAAATTAAATAAAAAATTGTTAGAGTATTTACAGAAAGAAGCCAAAGGTTTTTCGTCTGAATCAATAGAGCTTGAACAAGAGGTCACCCATATTTTAACTGAACAAAAAAGCAATGGCTTTCTTTTCAATACTAAAGAAGCAACCTTACTTACTAGCAAACTTAGTAGGTTATTAAAAGAAACAGTAGAAGAAGTACATAAAACTTTTAAACCTAAATGGATTGATGATAAATTAATTACACCTAAAAGAAAAAAAGATGGTAACTTATCTAAACAAGGCTTGACCAATCAAGAATACTCTGATATACTAGAAGGTGTAAGAGATTTTAAACCTTTTATGAGACAACACTTACAAGAGTTTAACTTAGGTTCTCGTAAACAAATTGGAGAATACTTACAAGATTTTGGTTGGAAGCCAAACACGTTAACCCCAACAGGGCAGCCTAAAGTAGACGAAGGAACTTTAAAAGATATAGTTCACATACCAGAAGCTAAACTAATTGCAGACTTTCTTTTATATCAAAAGAGAATAGCTCAAGTTCAATCATGGATTGAGGCTGTAGAAAAAGACAACAGAGTACATTGTTCAGTAATATCTACCGGTGCAATTACAGGTAGGATGGCACACAGAAATCCTAACTTAGCTCAAGTACCTAATGTCTCTAGTCCGTATGGTTCTGAATGTAGAAGTTGTTGGATTGTAGAAGAAGGAAATAAATTAGTAGGTATTGACGCAAGTGGTTTAGAACTGCGGATGTTAGCACACTACATGAATGATGAAGGATACACAAATGAAATTATCAATGGAGACATACACACAACTAACCAAAAACTTGCAAAACTTAAATCAAGGAATCAGGCAAAAACTTTCATCTATGCCCTTTGCTACGGAGCAGGAAATGCAAAACTTGGAAGTATTGTTGGTGGAAGTTCAAGAGCAGGTAAGCAACTTAGAGAACAATTTTTTGATAGTAACCCATCATTTAAGGCTCTTACAAATCGAATTGAAAGAGCGTCAGGTAAAGGTTACCTCAAGGGATTAGACGGAAGAAAGATTATGTTAAGACATCAACACTCCGCATTGAATACTTTACTACAGGGTGGTGGTGCAATAGCTATGAAGAAAGCATTGGTGTTTTTATGTCAAGACATTTATACTTGCGGTAAAGAATTTAGAGAAGGAGTAAAGATTGTAGCCAACATCCATGATGAATGGCAGATAGAAGTACCAGAACAGAACGCAGAAAGGGTAGGTAAAATAGCTGTCCTCTGTATCGAAAGAGCAGGAAAGTTTTTTAATATGAGATGTCCTTTAACAGGGGAATATAAAATAGGAGATAATTGGAATGAAACCCACTAAAAAAGATAGAAAGAAATTTGATTTAGATTTACAATATGGTAGTATCCGTGAGGATAAAATAGCAGACATGCTTACCAATAAAAAAATAGAAGTTAAATCCGAAAGAGACATCTGGCAGAAGTCAGGTAACATTTGTATTGAGTATGAGTCTTGGGGTAAACCCTCAGGAATTAGAGCAACTGAATCAGACTATTGGTTTCACAACCTTTGTATTGGTAAGGATGAATTTTGTACTCTTGTTTTTAAAACAGACACACTTAGAAAGATAGTAGACAAACTAGATACGTTTAAAACTGTATCAGGTGGGGACAACAACGCTAGTCGTATGTTCTTAGTAAACCTACAGAAGTTATTTTCTTCTGATGTTATCAAAGCTTTTAAAGAGATTAAAGATGAAAAAGAAACAGACAAAAAAGTTGCCTAAGTTAGATACTCTTGTAGAAGATATCTATAAAACAATAGGAGTCTTATCAGAAGATAAGGCTCTTAAAATATCAGACGAAAACTATGAAAAGTTTGGTAAAGATATGAGTGATGCTTTGAAAGGTTGGGCAACCCCTCAGCCTAGACCTAAAAGCGGTTTAAGAATGTCTAACATTGGCAGACCACTACGTAGGCTATGGTATGACTTAAACTTAAGTCAAGAGAACCAAGAAAAGATTGACCCACCTACTTTCATTAAGTTTTTGTATGGTCACTTACTTGAGGTTCTTTTACTTTTCTTTGTTCGTTTAGCAGGGCACGTTGTGTCAGCAGAACAAAAAGAAATATCAGTAGAGGGTATCAAGGGGCACATGGATTGTGTTATAGACGGAGAGGTTATCGATGTTAAGACTGCATCGGGGTACGCTTTTAAGAAGTTTAAAGAGGGTACACTAGCACAGAACGATGCCTTCGGCTACCTCTCACAGTTAGCAGGCTATGAAGAAGCTGAACAAACTTTTGATGGTGGTTTCTTAGTAATGAATAAAGAAACAGGAGAGCTAACAACCTTTATACCTGATGATTTAGACAAGCCAAATATTGTACACAAAATAAAAGAAGTAAAGAAAGCTGTTTCACTTGACAGTCCTCCTACTAGGTGCTATAATGTTATAGCAGA